ATAGCCAATAAGCATGGTAGCTCCCCCTGACAAAAGCAGGAATGATGCCATTTGCTCGTTATTTCTGCATTTTCATAAACGTTGGTTTGGGAGAATTATCTCTGGCTGGCACTGCATCGGGTGTCATTGGCCTGAATGGGTATGTAACGATCCCGTTAATTATTTCAGGTTCCCGGAGAACACTGATTATTCAGTGGGGGCAGGCGAGATTTGGTGGGTCTGGTGGTGAAGATGCCGGATATCTTAACGATTTTCCTTTTGCCTTTCCGTCAGCATGTTATGGAATGATAGTTAGTCATGTGGGGCATACACCTTCAGGCGCAGGAATCCTGTCGGCTTCTGCAATTACATCAAATCAGTTCCGCGGTTTTTCAAGCATAGCGACTGCTGCAAACGCTGTATTAGGTCGTTATATCGCTATAGGGGTGTAATATGTTTTATAGTCCATCTTTAAACATTTTTGTGAATCCTGCACTTAAGGATGATTACATTAATGCAAATTCATGGCCAGATGATGCTCTGGCTGTCAGTGATGATGTTTATAATGAATTTGCAATCAATACGCCTCCAGATGACAAAATTCGTGTTGCAGGAAAAAATGGATTACCCACATGGGCACTAATACCTCCACCATCACATGAAGAACTTATTCAACAGGCAGAATCAGAAAGGCAATTATTGCTTAATCAGGCCAACGAATACATGAACAGTAAGCAATGGCCCGGTAAAGCCGCTATTGGTCGTCTGAAAGGTGATGAACTGGCGCAATATAATTTGTGGCTGGATTATCTGGACGCACTGGAGCTGATCGATACTTCCGGTGCGCCAGATATTGAATGGCCTACGCCTCCGGCAGTTCAGGCCAGATGACATCCGGCGCTGTGCTGGTATCTGTTGCCGTCACCGCGTCAATGTAATCCAGCACAGCGTTAAGTCGGGTGTTTTCTGGCTGCGTCAGCTTCCGCCCAGCCTGTAATTTCAGTTGAATCAGACTGATGGAAGCCATTGCAGCATCAATCAGCGACTGGCGCTGTGCTTCTGCCGCTTCTACTGCGGCGCTATGCTGTGCCTCGGTATCCGTCACCCATTTCTCACCATCCCATTTATCGTATGGCGTTAACGGTGAAAGCGTGACATAACCGTCTTTGATGGCACCGATATAATCCACTGTAACAGCTGCGCCATTTTCAGTTGAGTAAACGGTCTCATTGCGATGGTCTTCTTCATGGCTCCATCCCTTACCCGTAAATACTGCCACTTTTCCCGGGATGTTTTCGCCCGGGTCAATACCAGTGGAACAGGCGGGTATACTTACGCCAGTATTAATATATTCATCAGACCAGCCGGTATATTCATACGTTACTGCATTATAATAAAAACAACGCATATCGCCCGGCACTGTAGCCAGCCCATTTTCATCAAAAACAGGTATCATTATTTAGCCCTCACCAGAAAGTTGAATGCAATATTTCGTGGACGGGTTTCTGTATCTACATTTCCACTAATTTCACCATAACGTTTAACACTACGAGAGCTAAGAGCTCGTAGTGAGGAAGGCACCTTAAGACCGGGTTCGTCCGTTTTAACTATTCCCCCGTCACCGTATGTAGCCAGTATTCCTGGGTTTACTCCTTCCCGTGCACTTCCTGCGGCAAGCCCGTCCCCCGTCCACAATTCCATATTGTGTGCATGATCCATAATTGTGTGTGATTGCCCTGAAAGTAGGGTACGTCCGACATCAATCCCGCGCCCATCATCCCAGATACGAATGAAATCACCCCGTGCGTCAGGTAATGCTAGCGCCGGAAACACTTTCGCCAGCACAGGGTAATCAGTGGCAGAGAATTTCGCGCCGTTGAACTTCAAAAACACCATACTGGACCAACTGTCGATTACAGTATTTGGCATTGCGGCGGACGGCCAGAAGAACGGAACGCCAATAGCTGGAGCACCTTCTCCCAAACCAACGTTTATGAAAATGCAGAAATAACGAGCAAATGGCATCATTCCTGCTTTTGTCAGGGGGAGCTACCATGCTTATTGGCTATGTACGCGTATCAACAAATGACCAGAACACAGATCTACAACGTAATGCGCTGAACTGTGCAGGATGCGAGCTGATTTTTGAAGACAAGATAAGCGGCACAAAGTCCGAAAGGCCGGGACTGAAAAAACTGCTCAGGACATTATCGGCAGGTGACACTCTGGTTGTCTGGAAGCTGGATCGGCTGGGGCGTAGTATGCGGCATCTTGTCGTGTTGGTGGAGGAGTTGCGCGAACGAGGCATCAACTTTCGTAGTCTGACGGATTCAATTGATACCAGCACACCAATGGGACGCTTTTTCTTTCATGTGATGGGTGCCCTGGCTGAAATGGAGCGTGAACTGATTGTTGAACGAACAAAAGCTGGACTGGAAGCTGCTCGCGCACAGGGGCGAATTGGTGGACGTCGTCCCAAACTTACACCAGAACAATGGGCACAGGCCGGACGATTAATTGCATCAGGAGTTCCTCGCCAGAAGGTGGCGATTATCTATGATGTTGGTGTGTCAACTTTGTATAAGAGGTTTCCTGCAGAGGATAAATAAAGTTAAAGACACTTTGTGTACAAAAGAAAGTAAAACAACAGCAACTTGTTGCAATTTTATCAATAAAAGTAGTATTGTCGTGAAAAATTGATTAAAGATTAATATTATGCATGTTTTTGATAATAATGGAATTGAACTGAAAGCTGAGTGCTCGATAGGTGAAGAGGATGGTGTTTATGGTCTAATCCTTGAGTCGTGGGGGCCGGGTGACAGAAACAAAGATTACAATATCGCTCTTGATTATATCATTGAACGGTTGGTTGATTCTGGTGTATCCCAAGTCGTAGTATATCTGGCGTCATCATCAGTCAGAAAACATATGCATTCTTTGGATGAAAGAAAAATCCATCCTGGTGAATATTTTACTTTGATTGGTAATAGCCCCCGCGATATACGCTTGAAGATGTGTGGTTATCAGGCTTATTTTAGTCGTACGGGGAGAAAGGAAATTCCTTCCGGCAATAGAACGAAACGAATATTGATAAATGTTCCAGGAATTTATAGTGACAGTTTTTGGGCGTCTATAATACGTGGAGAACTATCAGAGCTTTCACAGCCTACAGATGATGAATCGCTTCTGAATATGAGGGTTAGTAAATTAATTAAGAAAACGTTGAGTCAACCCGAGGGCTCCAGGAAACCAGTTGAGGTAGAAAGACTACAAAAAGTTTATGTTCGAGACCCGATGGTAAAAGCTTGGATTTTACAGCAAAGTAAAGGTATATGTGAAAACTGTGGTAAAAATGCTCCGTTTTATTTAAATGATGGAAACCCATATTTGGAAGTGCATCATGTAATTCCCCTGTCTTCAGGTGGTGCTGATACAACAGATAACTGTGTTGCCCTTTGTCCGAATTGTCATAGAGAATTACACTATAGTAAAAATGCAAAAGAACTAATCGAGATGCTTTACGTTAATATAAACCGATTACAGAAATAAAATTGTTTATTAAAGTCACATTTAAGACGTAATACCCTACAGGGTAAAAATTTTCTCTGATCTTAATTTCTGCAAATGTTAACAGCTATTTTTATGCTAAAAATGGTTATCAAAACTCAAAAACACATGTTTATAATCAATGAGTTATAGAAATGCTAAGAGCTAATGAGTTATATGCAAATTAGTAAAATTATGTTGCTATGTCAAATAGTTATGATTTAGTCATCTAACTAATGTTACGCCATATGGGCTGGACTGAAGCCGCAGACCTGATTGTTAAAGGTATGGAAGGCGCAATCAATGCGAAGACCGTAACCTATGACTTCGAGCGTCTGATGGAAGGCGCTAAACTGCTGAAATGTTCAGAATTTGGTGATGCGATCATCAAGAACATGTAATCACTACATGTGTTTAATATTGCAACGGGCGTATAACACGCCCGTTGTTTTATTTATGTAGGTATTATTAATAGCATATCGAGCATATTTATATAAAACCCTTTACTTGAGCCCATATGGGCATATTTTTATAATGCAACTATTATGCAAACATTTATTTGTTATTTTTCTTTCTCCTGGAGGACACTCTTGACTGCTTTTGAGTAGACTCCATAAATCCTTGTTGAATGGTGCGATGTTATAAATAGTAATAGGATATTCTTTATCTTTAAGGATAATTCCAGATTTAACCGGTGTAAATATACTGCCAGGAGGGAGAAATATAGTAGATTGATACCAGATGATCATTTTCATATTACCCCA